CATTGCGCGATAGAGACAGAAATCGCCAGGCTTGGGAATCCCACCACAACCAGATGAGTCAATTCGACGCAACAACGACGTGTCCCGCAAACCTCAACTTGCCCGAGGTTTTGCCCCTGTTACGTTTGTAGCCGACAACCAGCTGGACCTCGGTGATATTCTTCCGGTTGTTCCTGAACGGGATCAGATAGGCGTGGCCCATGATCGTGTTGGGCTCAAGCCCCAGCCCCGCACAGGTCATCAGCCCGCCGAGTAGGCTCATGGGATCGCACTCGCTCAGCTTGGGTGTGGTTCGGATCGCGTTCGCCATCAGGCGCATCATGCGCTCGGGCTTCATATGCGCCGCAGCAACCTGCTGCAGCTGGGTTTTTGCAGCATCGTTCCACAGCAGCTCCTTGACGTTTGTCACCTGCGTTAGCGGCTTGGTTTTGATTTTCTCGATGGCGGTGCTTGTCACAGCTTTTGCTCCTCAATGATGTCGATGCCGGGGACGGCGAGCGTCGGCGTGAGGAGGAGATCATGGCCTATTACGGGCGCCCTAAGCCTGAAATTGAAATTAACCCCACCACCACCAAGGAAGAGAAAGGACCACAGGAATGAGCTACCCCACGAACCAGAACAAGAACAGCTTCAGCATCACGCTTGATCAGCTGCTTTCCGACATCGCGAGCGCGGAGGATACGGCGCAGACGATCTCTGAGGCCAACGGCGAACACCGCTCCAACATCAAGGGCATCCTTAACGACAGGGGCTACCACAAGAAGGCCTTTGCAGACTTCCGCGCCATGCACGCGATGTCGGACGAGAAGTTTGCCGACTATTGGCGCACCTTCAAAGCCTGCGTCGACGCCTACGAGGCGGAGGCCGAAAGCCGCATCCAAGACCTCCTCGATCGCAAGGGCGAGGAAACCAGCGGCATGGAAGCCGACATGGCGGCCGAATAATGGCGGCGGGTTCTGCACACGGCCGGTTCGCCCGGCAGCCGTCATGGGGCAGGCGTCGCCTCGCGATCACTAAGAAGGTCACGATGCCTTCGGGCAAGGTCAAGACCTTCATCCTTCACGCCACGCGCGGCTGGAAGGCAGCGTGATGATCGTTGCGGCGCTGGACCTTGCCACAAAGACCGGCGTCGCGGTTGGCCCCCTCGGGGGCCGACCAGAGCTGTGGACGCTCGACCTCAAGTCAAAGGGCGAGGCCAAGTTCCACGCCACCCGCCTGATGCAAATTCAGGGGCTCACGCACCAGCTGATCGCCGAGCGCGGCGTGTCGGCCATCGTGATTGAGAAGCCCTTCGTGGCCAGCCACAACAACTGGGAAACCACGCTCCTGACGATCGGGCTCACGGCCAACGTCCTGAGCTGGGCGGCCCGCAAGGGCATCCCGGTCGACATCATCCCAGCACAGACCGTCGCCAAGCACTTCACCGGTTCCGGCAAGATGAAGCGTGACGAAAAGAAGGCTGCGATCCTTGCCGAGTGCCGGGCGCGCGGCTGGGACCCCAAGGACGACAATCAGGCGGACGCCGCAGCCCTTTGGGACCTCGCGTGCTTTCGGCTTTGCCCAAAACACGCGGCGTCGACGGGTCCGCTATTCAACCAAAATAAGAATGGAGGCGTAGGTGCATAGCTTCGACCCGAGCATAGCCCAGCGCGTCGGCGTCAACGCAGCGGTGATCTACCAGAACATAGTCTGGTGGTGCCAGAAGAACGCGGCGAACAGCCACAACGAGCGGGAAGGGAGGCACTGGACCTACAACAGCCTCAGCGTGTGGTCCCAGCTTTTCCCCTACATGACCGCCAAGCAGATCAGGACTGCCCTCGAGAAGCTTGAGGAGGAGTGCCTGATCGTCACCGGGTTCTTTAACGATCACAGCTTCGACAGGACCAAGTGGTATTCGCCAGCGGATGCCCCCGATTTGCCCTTAAAGGCAAATGCAGACGTCCATTTGCCCTGTGGGGCAAATCCCATCTGCCCTACAGGGCAAATCACATCTGCCCCTGAGGGCAAATGTCTTACAGTAAGTAAACCAGATATTAAACCAGATGAGAAAACACATGCTCACCGCGATGCGGCGAGCGATTGTGCTGATCGGGCTCAAGGGGATTTGATCCTTTCCAGAGCAGAAACCCAAAGCCTCCAATCCACCAAAGCGAATAAACCGAAGTTTGCAGGTGGGCTCTACGACGGGTGCCAGACGATCGCTGATGAGTTCGAACGTGTCTGGGCAAAGCACCCCCGCAAGGTTGGGAGGGACGCAGCGCTCAAAGCATGGGCGAAGGCGCGCGAGAAAACAGAATTCATCACCATCGCAGGTCCGCTGGCTCAATGGATCAAGTTCCAGAGCGGCGTCGACCCGAAGTTCATCCCACATTTCACGACTTGGCTCAATCAGGGGCGCTGGAAAGACGACCAGACCCATGCCCGGAACCGGACCGAGACGACATCCGACCGGCTTGACCGGCTTGGTGAGAGTTCCACGGAGGGCGGGCGCGATCAGATCGCCGGTCCACAACGCAAACTTCCTGAAATAGATCTGAGGATCGACTGATGAACGGACTGACCTACGAGCAACGCAAGCGCGCTGTATTTGAATTTCTCTACAGCAAAGACGGGGGGCTCCTGCGCCGATACCGCGCCCCAGAGCACCTTTCCGACGACGCGATGCGCGATGAGGTCAACCTGCTGGTCGAGGACATCAACGGGCTGATCCCGAACGAGCAGACCGAAAGCGACCTGCGCCTGCTTTTCCCGAAGATCAACAGCGCGATCCGCCGCCGCCACGGCGCGCAGGGCTGGCCACCGGCGAAGATCTTCATTGCCGCGACCGAGGACGCGGTTGCCGAGGCTGCGAAGAAGAAGGCTGCCAGCGCGCCAGCGGGCTCGTCCAGCCTCGACCCTTACGAGATCACGTCTGCGAAGATGCGGGCAGGGGAGCCGGTTTCTGAGAGCTATCTTTGGGGCAGCGAGGCGGTTCAGCTTATCGCTCGGGGCCTGATCGACCAGACCACGATGGAGGGGTACCGGACCGGGGCTTTCACCGCGCGCGAGGCGCAATACGGCGAGGACCATGCCGTTCGCTGGGAGGCTGAGGCCAAGGACCGGCATCAATCTGCGAGGGAGGCCTACCACGACCGCAAGGACGACGGCCGACCGCTCGACCCTGAAATCCAGCGCCGGTTGCAAGCCGATCTTGATGCTGCGGGCGCTGCGATGGACCACCGGTCGCGCCAGATGCGCCGCTCGGCGTGAAGGAGGGCTCAACGTGACGCGGCTGATTTCGAGCATCTACAGCAAGGGCCCGAGCGAATACGAGGCCGAGCGCAGGCAGCGGCTGATCCGCGAGCAGAGCGAAAAGGCATGGCGCGAGCGCGGCATCGCCGTGATCCCGGTTGACGAGCTGGTGAGCGACTGGGACCAGCAGGCCATCACCAACGTCGCCAACCGGCTTTATGGGAGGCGCCTTGATGCCAAAGATTGACCTGCGCGCGATCGAGACTGCTCCGTGCACATGGACGCCGGAGCTGGTCAGAGACCGGATGATCGAGGCGGTGCGCTGGGCGCGCTACAACGCGGGCCCGACCGGCCCGGCATCGATCCGATCCACCATGCCGTCCTACGAGCCGACGCTTGAGGATCACCTTGCTGAGGGCTGGGGCATCCCGGAGAAGGCTGAGGGCGTCGAGGATGCCGAGAAGGTGCTTCGCGTGCAGCTTCCGCCCGATCGCGTCGACCAGATGATTTGGGTCCTCGACTGGTGTCGCCTTTACATCGCCAGTGAGCGCCCTGGCGACGCAGTGATGCTGAACCTTTGGCTTCGGTGCCGGGTCTACAGGGGCAACTTCGACGCTTCCCTAAAGCGCCGTGGCTTTGCCCTATCCCGCAGGCACGCCTACCGGATGCGCGACCGGGCTCTCTCGCACATATCGCAACGACTTGACCGGGAGGGCTTCCAGCCATGAGTAACAAGCGCCGAGAGACAATGCGCCGCCTCAATGAGGACCCGCAATTCGCTGCTGCCCGGGACGAGCGCGCCCGCGAGCGGTTCTCTGCCGACAACAAGCGACTGCAGCGGCTGGCCAACATCGCAAAGCGCGGCTGCGACGTGCCCGCCCGCCATGAGGCGGAGTGGAAAGCCCTCAAGCAGATGAAGGTCACCAACCGCGAGGCCGCGGTGACGCTTAACATCCCGTGGCTGGGCGATCCGGAGGATGATGTGGACGCGCGCTGGGCGTTCCGCCGGGCCTGCCACATCATCGACGAGCTGATCGACATGATCGAGACCGACCGAAAGGTCGACCCAGACTTTGCCTACGAGCTGATCGAGCGAGGGAAGCGCGCCAAGCGCGTCCTCACATGGAACACCCAAAACGAAAGGAGCAAGTGATGCGCATCCCTGAAATCCGCGACCGCCTTCGGGAGCTGGCAGGAGACCTTTCCTGCCCCGAGCTTGACTTGCTCGCCTCGGAGCTTTCCCGGCGCCCGATCCGTCGCCGCGCGGCGCAGTCCAGCGCCCAGATGACCGAGGAGATGCGCGACGCGATCCGCGCCTACCACCGCGCCCACCCCGATCGCCCGCAGGCGGAAGTTGCCCGTGTTTTTAAAGTCAACCAAGGCCGCGTTTCCGAGGCCCTTAACGGTTTCAGGAGTTGATCATGCAGCGTGCAGACATTCTCGCAACCGCCGCCGAATACGTCACCCGCGATCGAGCCGCCACCCATGGAGACGCGGATGACAGCTTCGCAGAGCTCGGCCGCGTGTGGGGAGCCCGCCTTGGCGTGAGCATCGCCCCGCATCAGGTCTCCATCATGCTTGCAGACCTGAAATCGGTCCGGGCGTGGCACAATCCGGAACACATCGACAACTGGGTGGATGGGGCAGGCTACTACGCTTGCGGCGGCGAGATCGCGACTGGGGGTTCTTCATGAGCACCGCCTTACTGATGGAAAAGCCCAAAGGCGCCTTCCCAGCTGCGCTAATCGAGGCCCAACCCGGCGACCACATCGTCTACCACGTCGGCCAGCATTGCGGCGGCGCCCACCGGCAGGATGCGCGCAACGCCTACGAGGCGGGGCTCGTCCTGCTGACGACGCGGCGCTCAATCGACGGTATGTTCGAATACATCGCCGTTCGCACTGCCTTGAACGGGGCGGGGGCATGACGGACGCGCAGAAGATCGCCAGCCTGCAATCGAAGCTGGCCAAGCAGCGCAACGAGATCGGCCGCCTCACGAAACTGGTCGAGGACACCGAGGCCACCAAGCGCGACCACATCTTCCGTCTGCGCCAGATCATCGCCGGGTCGCTGGACGGCCACATGGGCTGGCGGAGCAGGGCAGAGCGTGAGCTCGGGAGGGTCAAATGATCGCGTGGGTTTGCGAGCGGTGCGGTGAAAACCATGGTCGTCACCCGTCCCGGGCTGAGGAGCTTGTGCTGACGGACTGCAGAATGTGCGGCCAGCGCGCCATGTGCGCCTCGCCGTCCAACTTCGGCGGGGTCTGCCCGCCAGCCCCACCAGCTCTCTCAATAAACTTTTCGGCTTTTCTTCTTTCTTCGCCATCCGTCCCGTCTCCGTGGATTTACCTCACAACAGTGTGCAACACCGTTTACCAAGATCTCCATCGCATCAACCTCTGACTTTGTGACATCGGCACTGTAAGGAACCAGCACTTTCATGCGAAGCCCTCAATCCCTCTTGTTTTGCGGGCCAATGTGCAACTTCTTCACAGAAGTCCATCGTTAGGAGCGAGAACAAACCCTTTGACGATATGCCCCAAAATGGCCCATCACTCGTGTGTGGCGACCAATAGCGTCCGCAGATCAGGTTGACGCTCTGAGAGCCGCACACAGCAAGCCCATGACCCTTTCACTGACAACACACCGCTAAATGCAAACCCGAGCCACTGGCGGGCAGCACGTTGCGCCCTGACCCCCACCCCTTGGGTCCCCTTCACGGCACGAAACGTATGCGGCGCGCCTAGGCGCAATAGTTTTGCGTTTTTCTTTCATTCAAAAATCGGATGGAGTTTGTTTTGACCCCCAGCCCAGCCCCAGCCACGAGCCGCCTTGACGCCAGCCGGTGGCCTGCCTCGAAGATCGAGATGTGGCCGGTGGCGGACCTGTCGCCTTACGTAAAGAATGCCCGCACGCACCCGCAGGAGCAGGTTGATCAGATCGCTGCATCGATGGAGCGTTTCGGGTTTACGATCCCGATGCTGGTGTCAGAGAGCGGCACGATCATCGCTGGTCATGGCCGGCTGATGGCGGCAATGCAGCTTGGCATGGCTGAGGTGCCGGTGATGATCGCCCGGGGTTGGTCTGACGAGGACCGCCGGCTTTACACGCTGGCCGACAACCGGCTTGCCGAGACGTCGGAGTGGGACCCGGAGATGCTGCAGATCGAATGGGACGAGCTGCGTGGTATGGGCCTCGGCGATGAATTGGACATGATCGGTTTTACCGATGCAGACCTGCAGGGCTTGCTGCCCGAGGCGCTGATGGAGGCAACCGGTGGCCTGACCGACCCGGATGACGTGCCGGAGGTCGATGAGGACAAGCCGATCAGCCGGCTGGGCGATGTGTGGGTGCTAGGCAACCACCGGATCACCTGCGGCAGCTCGACTGACGCGGAGACAGTGGCCCTTCTGCTGGCGGGTGCGAAGCCGCACCTGATGGTGACGGACCCGCCCTACGGGGTGGAATACGATCCGAGCTGGCGCGAAAGGGCCGGTGTCGCTGGTGGCGACTATGCCAAGGGCAAGGTCCTGAACGACGACAATGCAGACTGGCGCGAGGCGTGGGCGCTGTTCCCGGGCGAGGTTGCCTATGTCTGGCACGCAGGTCTGTTCGCTGGCGTGGTGGGCGAGAGCCTGATCGCGACCAAGTTCAAGCTGCGCTCCCAGATCATCTGGAACAAGGGCCAGCTGGTCCTGAGCCGGGGCGACTATCACTGGCAGCACGAGCCGTGCTGGTATGCCGTCCGAGAGGGCAAGACCGGGCACTGGGCTGGGGACCGCAAGCAGGTCACGGTCTGGGACATCGAGAAGCCGCGCAAGAGCGAGACTGGCCACGGCACGCAAAAGCCGATCGACTGCATGCGCATTCCGATCGAGAACAACAGCAACCCCGGCGACGCGGTCTACGAGCCGTTCTCTGGGTCAGGCACCACGATCATCGCTGCCGAAACCACTGGCCGCCGGTGCTATGCGGTGGAGTTGAACCCGGCTTACGTTGACGTCGCAGTGCGGCGCTGGCAGGAATACACGGGCCGGGATGCGGTGCTGGAAGGGTCGGGCGAGACCTTCGCTGAAACGATGGCGGCCCGCCTTGATGGCGAGCCGGAAGAAGATGCCGCTTAAGGCAGACGGTCAGGCGATCCTGTAGACCCTGCCGCGCTCCTCTTTCTCGGAGGTGATGGTCAGGCCGAGGCGCTTCTTGAGGGCCCCGGACATTGCCCCGCGCGCGGTGTGCTTTTGCCATTCGGTGGCGGCCACGATCTCGTCGAGGGTGGCGCCCTCGGGGCGTTTGAGCAGGTCGATCAGCATCTGCTGCTTTGTCTCGCGCTTGGCCTTGACTGGTTCAGAAAGATTGAGGCGTCCCATATTGGTTTCTCCGGTTTGGGTTTATATTATTCGGCGTGCTCGCCTTCTTGGAAGGCGCTGTCGGTGATCTGCTTCAGCAGTTCGGCGTAGTGGCCAAGGGTGCCCACATCGCCCCAGTTGATCTCGTCGGGGTGCGCTTCAAAGTGGTTGTCGCTGAGTGCCTGCAGGCGGGCAAGCATCGTGTCGATCTCAAACTTCTTGGCCATGAAGGCTTCAAGGGCGGCGGTGTTGTCTTTAGTCTTGCGTGTCATTTCGGTCTCCGTGGTGGGGCAGGGCAGGCTCAGTCGAGCCAGAATTGCGTTGCTGTGATCGCGTGCAGGCGGAAAGTGTCCTCGGCGTGGCCGTCCACAAAGCCCCAGTATTCGTGGCTCGTGTGTCCCGCGCCAAAGGAGCAGGCGCTTAGGGTCTCGCCGGTAAAGCGGGTGCGGTAGTATGTGCGGCCGTCTGTGCCCTCGATGGTCTCGGGCATCTGGTCCTTGAGGGTGTGGATCGTGTTGGTCATCGCGCGGTCTCCGTGGCTGGTGCGTCGCTGCTCGTGTAATCACATTCGCTTATACCGCGCCGGTAGTGTAGAGAATTGTAAGCAATTTCATTGCTTTATGGGTGTATAGGCTTGTCGCTTTAAAAGAGCGAAGGCTGGGCGTGGGTCTCGGCGGCAGCCATTGCGGCGTGGCGATCTGCGCGCGCTTTGAGGTTTGCTGCAGCCTCGATCCGGTCGCATGTGGCGCGGGCTTCGTCGATCTTGTCGATCTGGGCTTCAAAAGCTTTGATGGCTTCGTTTAGCGCGGTAAGGTTTTTCTGGCTGCTGCTGCGCTTCAGGGCTGCCCGGGCTGCGTTCATGGTGGTGCAGGGTGCGTCGAGTGCGTTCTGCTCCGCGATCAGGTTGGCGATGGCTTGGTCAAGTGTCATGGCGGTGTCTCCGTGGGTGGTGGCCTCGGCGTGCGGCGCTTCTGTAATCACGTTCGCTCTTGTGCCGATGCTTATCAACAGAAATAGAAGCAAAAACAGAGACTTAAACACATGGCCGACGACGCTGAAAAGCAGACCATCAACACCCTTTCGGTGGGGCAGGTCGCGCAGTTCTGTGATCGCAGCACGCAGTGGATACAGCAGCGCACCAAGGAAGGGTTCATCGTCAAAGAGGCGCATGGCCGCTACAAGCTGGTGTCAGTCGTGCGCGGTGTGATCGCCTACTACGAGGACCTGCAGGCCAAGAACAACAAGTCTGCCGCAGCAAACCGCGCGACCGACGCCCGGACCCGGGAGATTGAGCTGCGGATCAAAGAGCGCAGCAGGGACCTGATCCCGGTGGAGGATGCCCGAGCGGTGGTTGGCGAGATGGCTGCGGCCGTCAGGTCGGAGTTCCAAGGCGTCCCGGCGCGATATACGCGAGACATGCAAGAACGCCGCAGGCTTGAGCAGGAAATCGATGGAGCATTCGAGCGATTATCTCGACGCACGGCAGAAGCGGAGCGGGCTCTGGCAACTGGCCAAATCGATATGGAAGCCGAGCCAGAAGCGTGACCCGGCGGACTGGGCTGCCGAAAACCGAATTTATCCAGAGACGGCTGGCATCCCCGGCCCACGCGATCCTTCGCTGACGCCTTACATGATCCCTTGGTCGTCGGCGGTTCACAACGGTGGATACCGCCGGGTCGTGGCCGTCACTTCAGCTCAGTCGGGCAAAACTGACAGCATGCTCGACATCATTGGGGCTCGCCTAGACCAGCGGCCAGCGCCGATCATTTATGTGGGCCCGACCCGTGAGTTCCTGACCGACCAGTTCGAGCCGCGTCTCATGGGTCTGCTCGACGAGGCCGAGAGCCTCAAGAACAAGGTCGTTCGCGGCCGTCGCATGAAAAAGACCCTCAAGCATGTGGCTGGCGTTCGCGTTCGCCTCGCGCATGCAGGTTCGTCCTCGGCGCTAAAGTCAGACCCAGCGGCGCTCGCGCTGATCGACGAGTTTGACGAGATGATGGCGAATGTGAAGGGCCAAGGTGACGTGCTGGGTCTGGTTGAGGCCCGGGGCGAAACATATGCCGACTTCGTGACCGCAATCACAAGCACGCCGGCAAGAGGTCTTGTGGAGATCGAGTTGGACGAGCAAAGCGGTCTCGAGTTCTGGGCGCGATCGGCACCAGAGGATTTGGAAAGCCCGATCTGGAAGCTGTTTCAGGAAGGCACGCGGCATCACTGGGCGTGGCCTTGCAAGCACTGCAATGAATATTTTATCCCGCGCTTTAAGCAGCTGCACTGGCCGGAGCGCGCCACACCATCGCAGGCAAAGCGGGACGCATATCTAAGCTGCCCTCGCTGCGGCGGAGTGCATACCGACGATGACAAGATCTGGATGAACCAGCGTGGCCACATGGTCGCGCCGGGTCAAAGTGTGACACTGGTCGATGACAACCCGGTGGTTTCCGGAGCGCCTGAGGAGAGCTCTACGCTATCGATGTGGACCTCTGGTCTGTGCTCGCCGTTTGTGACATGGGGCCAGCGCGCCGAGACCTATCTGACCGCGCTGCAGTCGGGCGATCATGACCGCATGCAGACGGCAATGAACGCCAGTTTTGGCGAGTGCTATTCAATGATCGCCTCGGGTGACGTGCCCGAATGGCAAGAAATCATGGAGCGTCGCCTGCCTTACAAGGCCGGCGAAGTGCCCATGGGCGGTCTGCGTCTTGTGATGGGCGTCGATGTGCAAAAGTTCTCGCTGGTCTTTGTTATGCGTGCCTTTGGTGCGCGTGGCACGTCTTGGCTGATCGATGCAGGCCAGCTTTACGGGCCGACCGACAGCGATGAGGT